ATCTTCTGCATCCGCAATCGGTGCATTTAAAATATACATCATGCAAAATACCTTTGGAATCTAGGTGCTGAATCATTAGTATTCGTTTTGTTGTTCAATCAATTCCCGGTAGCGTTCCTTCCTGTATTCAGTAAACTGGTAAGGGCGGTTGTTGTAAACGCGAAAGCGCATGTCGTTATCCCATGTGGGCAGGGAATCGTATTCGTCCATGAGCATTTGCTCAAGTCGTGAAGGTGTGGCACGCTTTATATCTTGTGCCGGTGCTTCTGCAATTTTAAGTTTATCCGCTGCCTGTTGGATAGCATCCACCACCTGCGGATGTTGGAACATTTCGTAGATGTTGTTTTGTTTTTGTTCTTCAATACGTAAAGCTTCAATGTGGGTATCCCTTTCTTGCTCAAACTTTAGTATCCATTCATTCAATATCGACAAATCCAAACGATTGTAGATAGTGCCATACATCCCCGCCGCACCACGATCTAAACATAACTGGATATCTTCAAGACTGTACTTCCAGTGATGCTGTACAAAATGCTCGGCTGCAAAATTAATTTGGTCAGCATTCATGTTCTTATCGATGTTCACCAATGCGCAGCATCTTGTGATGAGCATTGCAATTTTCATCTTTGTTTCAGTACGGTCTACTTTTCGTAATGTCGCAATCTTGTTAGATGTTACGCTCTCGCTGAATGTTAGCTGCGACTTGGGCTGCCACATTTTGATAGTGTGCAACGTTGTCAAATTTTGGTTTTCCATTGTGATTTGTTTTTTGATTATTATTCTTTTCCCATTCATTACGCATCCATCTGCGCGCTGTGCTTTGCCAGTCCTTCATTGCATTCTTGCCTATCTTCCATCCATTGCCTTCATAGTAATCCATGAATTCCCGGGCAAAGTTAGTTAGTCTTTCATCGGTTAAAAAGCTATTGCCCTTAGAATTTAATTCACCCATGTAGTTATACACGTCATTCTCATCAGGCTTCACAAATTTGTTCCGACTTATCTTCTTTTCATTTACATCTTTAATTTCATTTTCATTTTCATTTTCATTTTCCATATGTGGAACATATGTTTTACTAGTCTTCGACATATGTATATCACTTGTTTTTTTCATTCGGTTATTACGTCTTGATTCGGCAAATGCTTTACGCTTGTTGATTTCAAGCATCAAACGTTCATTGCAATAGTTGCCATCTTCATTGCGCAAAAACTTTTGTGATACAGTATTGAACACGTCTTGTCTTAAACATATCTTCATCATATGTTTTTCACTGATGCATCCTTTTGATGCTTGATGACAAAGACATCTAATGTATGCACCAACTTCATCATTATCCATGTCGTCAGTGCCTACTAAGAAATCTTGATAGTAAAAAAGAAATGCCGGGTCTTGTGCCATATTGTTATTGTTTTGATTTGAATAGGCACAAACCTATGAAAGTACTGCGATGATTTCGCAAATTTCCTACAATTAATCTATCCCATTTAGGACTATTGTAGGTATTAGGTAGGCATCCATTACGTTCTAAGCCAATATAAAAATGACTTTCGTTGTAACTTAGATTGCGATATCCTTGATCTGTGCGCTTGTCTTCAAACTGGATGCGAATATCTTTGTGTACACTATCAGCATGGCTGCGTATAATCGGTTTTGCAACAGCCACATCATCGAATAAACAAGACTGCGTTGCATATACCTCTTGCATATTAGTTTGCACCAATAGCTTTTTGCTTGACGCATCCACAATACCCATCGACAATCGGTCGTCATTCAATCTATCAATGGTAGTAATGGGTATTTTGTTAAGCAGCAAGTCAGTTTCTTCACGTTGTTGCTTTCCGATAAAACGAGTACGCACCGGCTTGTATGAGTTTTCACGCTTGCACGTCATTGGCTCGACTTGTATTTCATACTTGCAATGTTTGTACATCGTATTCAAACCGACTGGATACAACCTTGTAAGTTCATTTGTATCCAAATCCAACCCGATGCTGCAATGGTAATAACCACCAAGCTTGTTATTCATTTCGAATTGGGCAATGGCTATTTGTAGGAATCTAATTTTTTGCATCGATAATTGCTTTTAAGGTATCACAATGACAGCGAAGCGGTGCGCACCAACAACCAAGTGCCTTACCTTTTAGATTCATTAGTTGTTTGTGTATGCTGGGTTTGAATGGCAGGTAATGTTGTTCGTAGTTATCACATACGGTATCACGGTCACCATCTTTATCCATCTCAAATGGATTACCGAAATCACTGAAGCGATCGCAACGAACATACTTCCCTTGCGTTTCTGCGTATTTGATTGCGGCTAAATCTACTTTCTGATTTACTACCACCGTTTCACCACGCTTCAACGCTTCAATCAATTGTTGGTCACGTGTGGTAATTTGTGCTTCATCTTTTTTCTTTTGTTGCTCGTACTCTTTAGCAGCAAACAACACCCGGCTCGTTGTAAGTTCAACACGCTTTTCGCTTTCTTCTTTGGCAACTGCAATCTCACGTTCAAAGACTTCTTCAGGTAGTGCAGCAATCTTTTGGAATGCGCTGCTTTGGTCTTTGCTTATTCCAAAACTTTGCAAAGTTGGACTGGTCGTGTTATCCGACTGGTCCAATTTACCAGTGTATTGATTTCCCTTACTTGCTTTTGCTAAATCACTTTCCTTCAACAACTGTCCTAAGATTCGCTGTGTGCGTATCTTCTGCTCAGCAATCATGTTTTGCAATTCGGCATCTTTCTTTTCTGCCTTTGCCCATACTTCAATCGCTTTGACTTTGTTAAGATAATCAACACCTGATTCCAGTGTTTTGATTTGCGCTAATTGCGCTTGTGCGTTTTCACGCAATGCTAATGCATCCATCATAGTTAAGAAATAAAATACCCACCACTACACACAAAGGCGTACCCTCAGCTGAATAGCTTATGGCAATGCGGTAATGGTGGGATTTATAAATGTTTTCATAGGGTACGCATTGCAAAGATAATTAAACTACCTATGCTTCCAAATAACTTTTAATAGTTAACGTGAATTCTTCAAATGACCTGCACACTTTCACGCAATATCCTGCGTTGATAAGTTGTGCGTGAACGATTTTTTGCGTGTCTGAAAGTTTCCCCTTTTCGGTTTTCATCTCGATGAACAGGGCATGGTATGAACCTGATGGAATGCATATCATAAGGTCGGGCATGCCGGGCATTGCACCTTCTGCTTTCAACAAGTTCCAGCGTTTGGCTCTTTGCACAGGTGTACCGCCTATGAACACACCATTAGGGAAGGAAGCGATTAATACGCGCGGGAAGGAATAACGAAACCATTCCACGCAGCGTTGTTGTATCTTGCTTTCTTCGTGCTTCATGCATTAAGGGTATTAGATATGGCTAGCCAAAACTTACCGATGTAATCCTCATCTGCTTCAATGTTGATCACGGGCAAATCTTTCTCCAGTTGCATGTATTCCCAATGGCCTAACGAATGCACGGTATAGTCACAGCCTAACGACACCGGGCAATAACTTACCGATGTGCGCTCTACTGGTATATCAAAGCGCACTATAACGCTGCGCTCGTGGTCAATAGTCACCAGGTAGCACATGCGGTTTTCGTTTACTACTTTCTTTTTGACTATGTACATGCTCTTACCATTGACTGTGCGTATATCATGCACATCGTATTCACTTTGCATTGAGTCTGTGAACTGCTCATAGAACTCTAACTCATCTAGCTTCCTGTTCATCTCATTCCATTTCGCTTCTTTCTTGTCCGTGCTAAAGATAAACTTACACCATTGAATGAGTTTGGCATTGCTTACCTGTAGGTGCAGCCTCATCTTCTCAAAACTCATCTTATCAAAGTTCTTCATGATGTACAGGATATCGCTGCGGGTGGGTAGTGGGTTATTGCGCAGCTTGTGTACGTGTGGTTTGATTAGTGCTTTGCGTTGTTTACTCATCGCCTTCGTTTTTAATTGTTATTGATTTAATTAATTCGCACACCGGCACGTTCATGGCTTTGGCAAGATTGGTAAGCTGTGCAAGTTTGATAGTCTTTGCATCGGTACACCAGTTGTACAAAGTCTTTTCTGCGATGGGTGTGCTGCTTCTTTGCATCGCACGAAGGAGGGCAGCCTTACTGCCCACCGTTCGCGCAATCAATCCATTGAGTTGGTTTTGCTTTCTCATAGTTTTGGTCTCAGTTCAGGGTTAACCATGTAGAACATTTCGCGATGCGACTCGCTAAACTTGTGATGGAACACAGCCTCGTCAATGGTCGCATATTCCGGGTCACAAAACTCACGCTCCAAACGGTCTGCAATCTCATCCGCATCATCATGTGGTGTAACCTCAATGTGCCAATAACCCCCCTGTGAATAGACCTGTACTAGGTTGCCATCAGGCTGCATGCAACAATAGTGTGGAGCGTACTTGCCGCACTTGTAAAAAAAAGGTAATGTTACCTGCACAGTATCAACTGTAACAGGCAACTTGTGTTTAACTTCGATTGTGTGTGTCATTTTATTATTTGGTTTTAAATTAGTAATCGTATCCATCATAGCACTCATCGCATTGAGTGTTGGTGTCTTTATACTTAGCGACTATATCAATTGCCTCATTTTCGAAATCCCTCCAGTCTATAGACTGCTCATCTTCATCGTGTGATGAATTCCATTTAGCCATGAGTTCAATGGCTGCATCCTTTACTTCGTCGTAGTAGTATTCCTTGTAATCGCAGTGGATGCATGTGTGTGGTTGACTTCTTTTCATTTGTTCTTGTTTTGTGTTATCTTTGGCAAATATAGTAAGAATTTACACACCTGCAAATATTTACATACTTTTTTTTGGATAACTGTGTAAGTAGACATATATCAATGTATTATGATAGGTGGCTAAGTAAGGCTACAGGACTTGCACACGATAAAATAAAGGGCAGTGATCTACTGCACGAGGTGCTTGCCAGGTTAATGGATAGGCCCGAACAGGATGTTGAGGAAATAGTGTGCGGTGGTAAGATAGAAGCATATGTAAATAGGGCCTTGTGGCTATCGTGGCACAGCGCACGCAGCGATTACGCTATCAAATACCGTAAATACTACGAGCTTCACACAGAGAAACAGGTAGAAGATATCAAACAGGATGAGACATGGCTAGGTGCTTTCATAGATGGGGAGTATCTATACAGCGCAATCGGTAGACTAAACGAATTTGACGCTATCTTGTTACGGCTATATAGCAAACCTGACTTTGACTACAAAGAATTAAGTGAGCAGACTGGTATACCCTACGCCTACCTGCGCACATCTATACATAGGGCATTAAAACGAATACGAGAATATGTTAAACTTCAACGCTCCATTGCACATTCAGAGAGAGAGGCTGGCGATTTGCAAAAAATGTAAGTTTTACAACGGCACATTTGGGACTTGTGGCACGCCATTGATAGGCGGCACAGTCAACCCTGAAGAAAACGATGTGACCTACTACAAAGAAAAGATAAAGCTGTGCGGTTGCTTCATGGATGTAAAGACCAAGTTCCGTTTTACATCATGCCCGGCACACAAATGGTTCGCCATTGACATGAAGCCTGAAGAAATACGTGCATTAGATGAATTTATACAGCGAGTAAACAAGGCCAACAAGATAGCACAGGATGATTTGCAATTGCTTTACTACTGGTATAGCAAGGTAACAAAGAAACACGAGAAGCCAAGCGGGTGCGCATCATGTATCCGTGATCTAATAAACGAATTCAGAAGACAACTAGGAAAAGTAGAACAAACAAAATAAACATTATGCCCCTACCAACACCCACACCTGAAGAATCAAAGAATGAATTTGTGGCTCGCTGTATGAGCGATGCAAAGACACAAGAAGAATTTCCCGATTCACAGCAGCGCATAGCTGTGTGCATTGCACAGTATGAACAGAAGTAATTTGTAAACATCAAAATAACAAATATGGGACTGCAAAAAGGAATGACCAATAACCCCAATGGTAGACCATTAGGAAGCCTAAACAAGAAGACCCTTGAATGGGAGGAGTTTGGGCGCACATTCGTAGCTGAAGCATTGCCAAAGGTTGCCGAGTTCATTAACGAATGTATGGATAGCCGTGACGAAGATTTAAAGTTTAAGGCATCAGCACTTACACTGGATGTACTCGAATACTTTAAACCAAAACAGGCACGCATCACGCATAGCGGTGACGAGAAATCACCCGTAATTATTCAGGTGCATTCCGACCTGTAACAAATAACGGTTAAAAACTACAATACAACAGAGCATGAAGTTAAAGTTCAGCATAGCAGCTAACGCAAAGGGTGTGACACTTGGCAAGTACATCGACTATCAAAACGCAGTCGATAAGGTTGAACAGGTGCATATAATCACGGGCAAGTCTAGCGAAAGCATTAGACAGCTCCAGTCGCATGTGATAGATGAAATCATTATGCGCTTTGAGGCTGCGATTAAGTTAGGCGGCAGCCACTTTGAACGTAAGGTGCGCATAGGTGCAATAGAGTTAGGCTTTGTGCCTAACCTTAACGAGTTGACATTCGGTGAATACATCGATTTAGACACGCACTGCGGCAGCATCTACAAAGACGGCAAGATAAACGGCGAGGCTGCATTCAAAATGATGTGCATACTATACCGCCCTGTGAAAGCTAAGTTCGGCAAGTATTACGATATCGAGCCGTACCACCCTAACGCCAAACGGAAGTATGAGAGCGAAGTATTGCAGCTGACGCTTGACCATGTACTGAATGTACTGCTTTTTTTTTCGAGTTTAGAAATAGAACTATACAACAGTTCCCTCGAATATTTGGCAAAGGAGATAACGGAGATAGTGAAGGAGATGAAGGAACAACCCCAGACGGCTTAGCTGTATACGGATGGTTTCACATCATCGAATCACTTGCAGAACGGGACATAACAAAGTTTGACGCTGTGACAGAGCGCGGAGTATATGAAGTATTTACGCATCTAACGTACCTAGCGGATTACGTGTATGTGCAAAAAGTAGAAATGAGAAAACGACATAACTAATGAATAGTTACAACTATAGTTACAACGTGCTAATCAATCGACTTGAGGCATTTGCTGCAGGTCACTTTTTGATTAAGCGATTTACGCACGGGCAAATTGATTTAGCCGACCAACTTCAGGATGATCAATACCCATTCATGCACGTAACACCTGATACGATAGAACCTGTACAGGGTGGTATGCAGTTTGGCTTTCACATTATGTTTGCGGATATACCCCGTGACAAAGAATACAAAGCCGAATACCAGCGTGAAGTCATTAGCGACTGTGTGCGATTAGGTCAAGACCTTGTAGCCGAAGTCAAGAACGGACTACAGTTATTTGGATTTGATGTGCAGCTTATCAATGATGTGGTCTTTGAACCTTTTATGGAGGAACAAAAGAACACGGTCACGGGTGTAGCTTTCACAATTAAACTAGAAGTGCCGTGGGACTGGAGCGCATGTGATATCCCGGCTATTTGGTCTGTGGGTGGTGCATCAGGCAGCGGTGGTAGTGGCACAGGTTACGGCATCACACTACAGACAAACGGAGTAGATAACGTGGTGCAAACGCTGCTAAACTTAGAAGCAGGTACAAACATCACAATAACGGATAACGGAAATGGTACAGTAACTATTGATGCTGCAGGTGGTGGAGGTGGAGGCGGTGGGCCTTATGTGTCTACCGAGTGGAATGCAAACCACACCACAGCACAGGGCAACCCGTATCAGATTGGTGACCGTGTATGGTACAACGGCAGCGTGTATGCTTGCATTGCCAATAACGACGGAATCAATCCAAGTAACCCAGCGTACTGGACATTGCAAAGTGCAGGCTATCGCTTGCGTCAAACGCCTGTGGATTGGAATGCAGTAAATGGCGACTATCAAATACTGAATAAGCCTTTTATACCTGCCTATCTTGACGACCTTGCAGATGTTAATGCAGGCAGTCCTAACGATGGGGACATACTCGTTTATTTTGCATCAGGCAACGAATGGAAAAACCAACCCAACACAGGCGGTGGTACGGTAACGAGTGTAGGTTTGTTGGTACCTTCACCCGGTGTTCCTGCCTTTAGTGTATCGGGTAGTCCTGTTACCACATCGGGCAACCTTCAAATCAATGCGCTGGGTACATCATTACAGTATATAGACGGAGAGGGTGCGCTGCAAACGTTCCCGAATGTACCTAAGTTCCTTTCAGACCTTATCTCAGGTAGTGCGCCGGGTCAATTGTTACAATGGAACGGTACGCAATGGGTGGTAATTAGCATGCTTGCGCTTGATGATCTGTCTGATGTTAGTGCTACCACACCATCGAACGGTCAAGTGCTTGCGTATAATACAGGCACAGGTAAATGGGAAGCCTATACACTTCCATCGCTTAGCGGATATGTGCCATATGTAGGTGCAACACAAGACGTAGACCTTGACACATTTAAGTTAAGTGCAAGCAGCGTTTATATTGAAGGTACAAGCGGCAATGGTCATTTGCATTTAAAGCATCAAAGCGCGGATGCAACAGCCACAGGTCAAAGCACATCGCTGTGGGCAGATACGAATGGAGATATAAAATGGAAAAATGATGGTAATTATAAGACTACATTAAAGACCAGTGCTAACGTAGCCGACCGCACGTATACATTCCCGGATGAAGATTGTACATTAATGCCTCGCAATGCAGCCATAACGGGTGCGACAAAGACCAAGATTACATATGATGCAGATGGACTCGTAACAGCGGGTGCAGATTTGGCTGCGGGTGATATGCCAACGGGTATCGACGCGGCTAACATCGGAAGTGGTGCGGTATCTAATACTGAGTTCGGTTATTTGGATGGTGTTACTTCAGCCATTCAAACGCAGTTAAACAATAAAAAAGACACGGTCACCTATGGTAACGTTTACGCTGTTACGGTGGGTGCATCCTCTACGGTATATGCAGCGGTAAGTGGTCTTACTACTTTCAATGCAACAGAATCGAACCGACACTTTGCCGTGCCTGTTGCGGGTACGCTTAAGAACCTGTATGTAAAGATGAGCGGAACACAAAGTGCAACGGGAACGCTTGTGATTACCATGCGTAATAACGCATCATCAAGTGCAGTAACCGTAACCGTGTCTAATGCAGACGGTGCTTCTCCTACAAAGAGCGATAATGCAAACACTCTTGCGGTTGCAGCGGGTGATTTATTAGCTATCCAGTTGATCAATAACGCAACTGTGGCAAGTGCGTCTGTTGTATCTATCTCATTTGTAATTGAGCGTAGCTAATGAGCAATGAGTTTGAAAACATATTAAACGAGTATGCGCTTGCAGTTGTGGAGCGTGCGCAAAGTAACCTGCGCATCAAACGCAGGGTGCGTGGCAAGACGGTTAATCGTGTCGCTTCAGGTCGTTTGCTCAACTCGCTGTACTATAACCTAAAGATACGATATAACAAACCTACAATAGACTTTACCGTGTCTAATGATGAGGCAGGTAAGTACGCAGATGTTATCGAGTTTGGGCGTAAACCTTATCCAGGTGACCCAACTAAACGTCCACCATACAAGGACATCATGAAGTGGATTAAGTTGAAACCACTAAAGCTGCGCAATAGGCAGGGTGAATTTATAAAGGCAACGGAAAGCAACATAAAGAGTGCCGCAATTGCTATCGCAAAGAGCATAGGTGAAAAGGGTATAGAGGGCATTAACTACTACAGCGAGGCAATAGACGATACATGGGACGAATACAAAGACAGACTAATGGAAGGCTATATTAAATCAGTTGAAAACCGACTACTACTAAATAAAAGATAATGGCAATTACTATAAATGACCAGCCATACAACTGGGCGGTACGAGGGCAGAAGCTAATGATCATTGCAACGAGTACGGAAACTGCGCAAATCGGTTTTCGTTACGGTGTTGAGGTAGTGATTGAGGGCAAAACCTATAACTTTTATATACCCGCTGCGCCCGATAATAAGTTATACTTTGACCTCAACCCGCTAGTCGATGATATGCGCAATGTGTTAGGCCCAAATGAACACTACCAAACAGATGACACTGTAGATGATGATAGCAAACTAAATCTAAGCTTTACGCTTAGCGAGTGGTGGTTAGTTGCGGGTGTGCTAACACAGGCAGAAGGTAGCGAAATATCAGGTACTGAAAAGATAGTTATCAATGGCTACTACCAAGTCATTGACGGGTACAAACCAAACGTGCAAACAGGTAGCAACAAAGTCAAGTACTCGCTAACATCGACAAGCAGTCTACCGATGTCGGATAGGTTTGAGGGCATGGTCAATAATCTCCTTGCATCTACGTGGGGATTTGGCCCTACTGCAAACGCTGTGTGGATTCCTGTATTTGAAACAGACTACGGATTGCTATCGATACCCGGCAATGATACATACTTGACCAATAACACGGTAGACAGTTATAAGATTACTATCTATTCTAGCGCAGGCGCACCTACTACTGCAACGCTCAATCTAAACGGTTACGATATAGAAGGCTTGCCTGTTTACCCTGCCAACCTAAACGACTACACGGTGCTTGCTGTTAAGCCTTCGCTATTCCCTAACTGGAGATGTTACACGGTTACCGTGTTCAATGGTGGAACACAAAAGAGTGAGCCGTACATATTCTATAACGCGGGTGTGTATGGACAGCGTGACTGCAAGTATTACAACATGCGCCTCGCGTGGGTGAATAGCCGTGGCGGATGGGACTATTTTAACTTCATTAAGAAGTCTGAAACTACAGACGAGATAGATCGCAAGAAATTCCGCAAGGTGTTGTTTAATGGTACTACTACGGTATTCAATGCAACAGACCGTGGATTGCAAGAACGTAGAAACTTAGTGCAACAGGTTATAACCATAACCAGTGACTACATTAGTGAGGGTGAGTTTAAGTTCTTGCGTTCATTGCTTGTGAGCAATCAGGTTGAATGGCTAACAGAAGATTCAGGTAAGGCTATCAACATACCTGTCAACTTAGATGATACCTCGTATGTGGAAAAGAACACACGCGATGGTAAGCTTTACAACGTAACTTTAAAGATGCGAATCGCAAACGAATACTGGACATAACATGAACGGAGAAGTACAACTAATAGTTAAAGTACCCGGCACAGCACCGAGTGGTGTTGTATTGGCTACTGAATCGGGTGTAATAAATGATAGCGTTAACCCTCAAGAGGTGTTTAGCTATCCAAATGATATGAGCGCATATGTTGGTGGATATGTTCAAATACAAAGTGCAGTATATGGTGATTTAGGTACTTTTTTTATTAGCGCAGTTACAATAGACAACCCTGCCTTCTCCTATATTAGTCCAACCAATACGCAAATATTTACAACCGTTCCGTGGAACTTTAATGTCGGTGGTGCTGACTTACCGAACTTTAACTATATGCAGGCCGTGCCTTCCACGACCGATTACTATCTTGATTTATTTGAGAATGAGAGCATCAGTCAAAACTGGAAGTTTCAAGACCTCACTAACTTTACCTCACAGGGCGCATTCTCGCGTGAGTTCCGTGTCCCGTATAGCTTAAATAATCAGGAAGCATTAGGCGCATTGTTTGATGTAAACGTAACAGCCGGGACTGAAAACTATTTTCACTATAAGCTACCTGCGGAAATACGGGTGGATACCTTGCCCATCGCAACGGGTTATGTTCGCGTGCGCAAAGTATACAAGCAACAGAATAGAATTAATGAGGTAGAGTTAGCATTCTATGCTGAAACTCCAGACCTCGTGCGTAACATCGGGGAAAAGAAGCTAAGTGATATTGCTGCGCTTAGTACGCTAGATGAAACTATTAACTATGCATCTGTGACCAATCCAAACGCTAACCGTATTTGGACAATCTTAGATCGTGGTCAGTTATGGAGTGAAGGCGGTGAAGAAAACACTAGACCATTGACCTCGTCAACATCACCTGTATATGCGGGAGATTTAACACCTGCTATCAGTTGGTGGTGGCTATTTGAAAACATTATAAGTGATGCAGGTTTTGAACTAGCGGCAGGTACACTTGAGAATATACTTGAAACATACTGGATGCCGTGGCTTAACACGCAAAAGTTAAGCACTAGTAGCAATCTTAATTCTTATAATTTTCAAGCCTACCCTACTGCACAAACAGGTATCAATAATTTCTTTACTACTATACCTATCAATACGGAATTATTTGATAATAATAATGACTTTAATACTGCCACATATACCTACACAGCATCAGCGGGTGGTATACATACATTTAGAGCCATAGTTGAATTTACAAATCTATTGCCTAATCCAGTCGATGTAATCATTGCCTTGTCCATTAATGGTAGTACGGCATATAATGAGATGTGGCTAGGGGATATTAATAACGGTAGCATTATAGATACCACACTTTCAAGACCATTAGTAGCTGGTGATACGGTACAACTTCAGGTGTTGCAGGGCGCATTGCCAGCTAACGCATTTGTGTTTGTAGAGCCGGGTGATGGTACAACAAATAGTACATTCTTTACACTAGAATCAACTGACTTATTTTATGGGCAAACAATGTTCTATCAATTGAATGCGCCTGATATGAAGCAGATTGATTTAGTGACGGATGTAATCAAAATGCACAACTGTGCTATTGTCCCAGATAGGACAATTGCAAATAAAATATACATTGTGCCACAAAATAGTTACTTAGGTAGTGGCGATACTTTAGACTGGACACCTAAACTTGACATATCAAAAGACATTGTATTAAGTAGCACTACGGATCTACAGAAGGCAAAGTTCCAATTTACTTATACGGCAGGTGAAGAACTTACAGCTAAACCTTATAGAAATGTAAATAGAATTTACGGTGATTACGAAGCGGTAGGATATACAGTAAATCCAAATACTGCACCTAGTGACTTTGCAATAGGTGACCAAAAGATACAGCTTGTTACACGCTCTACACCATCAGGCGTGTTAAATGGTAGTGGCTACGTGATACCGTTATTTTATAATGATAGTTTAGAATTTGTTGCACCTGGGCCTCGTTGTCTATTTGAAGCTGGAACGGTTAACATCAAACTATTTAATGATTCAACTCTAACTGTTGTTACTGAACCAATACCCGTTTTAAATAATTACAGTCAAGTCAACGCAAACATTGATGATGAGGATTTGAATTGGGCACCTGAAGTGCCGCCCCACGCCATTACAGCAAACCCATACAATAACTTATTCAATAAGTACTGGCGCAGTTATATGAATGCTTTGTATTCACCAGAGGGTCGAATTATGGAAGCATCGTTTGCGCTTGATCTAAAGGATATACTCACATTCAAGTTTAGCGATAAGGTTTGGATACAGGATAGCTATTGGCGCATCCTTGAGATTACCGATTACAAGGTTGGCAATTACGAAAGCACAAAGGTTAAGCTGCTGAAGATAGTTGAAGAAAGTGAAGATTGCAGCGGTACACCCGCATCGATTAGTGTGAATGGTGAAGTGAATTTTGAAGATGCAAATGGTGACCCAATAGAAGCGACTCAAGATTGTTGCTTGCGTTATGGTTATGATTGGGATGAAACAGCGGGGGTTTGCTGGGCGTTTACCTTAAATGGTAATAGACCAATACCACCAACTCAAGGCAGTCCTACTAATCCTTCGCCACGTGTCATTAAAACAGCAAGGCAAACAAGAGCCATACTCAACAGTACCATTAATGGTCAAGAGGTATCTATTGTAGACGGTAATAAGAACATGCTTGCCGTAGGTGAGAACTTGACACTAACAGCCGATGTGCAGGGCAGCACCCTGTTAGGTAAAAATGTTGATACCAATCTACCCGGTATTCACATAGGTGGTGGTTATCGTGATGGTCTTGTAGGCAATTCAGCATATACAGGATGGGCGCAGCATGGCACGGTTATCTTGCACAAACAAATAAATTTTGCTGCTTCACCACAAACTGATGAACTCTATGTGGAGGGTGTAGTGGGTACGCATATTAACATACCCGAGGATTCTCTATGGTCTTGTATTTTGAACTTTACAATTAAAGACATTGCATCTACTTTGTATGAATCAAGCGTGTATCATTTTAGCATTGATAAACAAGCAGGGGCAACTGTATTAGCGGCCATTAATCAAATAAGCGTGACGGGTGCAATACCGGGTGTTGCTATAGTGGTGGGTGTTGATGTGGTAACGAATCCAATTGAGGCACGCATCAATGTAACAATGACAGGTACACCAACGGGAAACATGGTAGCCGTTGCATCAGTAGAATACCAACAGCACAAAACAACATAATATGGACAACATCAAAAACTCATTGCGCTATTTACAGCTAGGCATTAAGACCTTACCACAACACGTGTATTCACTTCGCCCGTGGCAGCGTGTGCTGTGGTTTGTCACCTTGTATGTATGGCGCACGTTTCTTTTTTTTACTATAATTTACCTAATAGCTAAACTTATTTACTAATGGCTGAACCTATTGTACGGAGTTTTGTAATTGACACAACGCAGGCTGAGCAAAATCTGAAGAGCCTTGATGCAGTAACGAGCACAACTAATGCTGCGCTTGATACTTTGTATAACCAACTTATAAGCTTGGATGCACAGCTTCAGAAACTTGACCCGAATAGTCAAGCCTTTGCTGAAGTCAATACCCAAATACAGCAATTAGAAACCACAATTACAGGTATTGAAACGGGAAAGATTGATGATATTGGTAAGGCTATTGAGAGCATTGACGCTGGCAATGCAGCACAAAGCATCGAGCAAGTAGGTGATGCTGTGCAACAGGTTGTTGCGCCTGTAGATAATCTTGCTACTGCGACCGATAAACTTAACACCGAACTCAAAGAAACGAAGGTAGACACCACAAGCATAGAGGGTGCATCTCAAGACTTTAAAGAGTTAGCCGTACAAGAGGAAACAGTAGTTACATCCAGCAAGTCACTTAAGGCGCAGCTACGTGAATTACAGGCACAGCTTGCAGCTACTGACCCGCAAACAGAAAAGTATCGTCAGTTATCACAGGCAGCGGGTGAACTTAAAGATAAGATACAGGATGCAGCACAGGCAGTAGGCACACAGGCGGGGGGTGCGTTCGAGCGTGTAGGTGGATCATTAGGACTGGTCACATCCCGTATTGCTAACCTTGACTTTGAAGGTGCGGCAGAAGGTGCAAAGCTACTTGCACAAAACATTACGCAGATTAAGCCGGGTGATATTGCCAAAGGTATAAGCAGCATTGGTAGTGCATTTGCATCTGTTGGTAAGGCACTACTTACTAACCCTATATTCTTAATAGGTGCAGCCATTGCTGCTGCTATTGTGTATGCAGAAGAACTGCTGTCGCTTATTGATGGTGTGACTGATGCGGAAACTAAAGCACTAGATGCACAAAAGGAACGTGCGGCATTAGCAAAAGAACAAGTCGATGCTATAGGTGCACAGGAGGAATCTTTAAAGCGTCAAGGCTTAACTGAAAAACAAATTACTGACTTAAAATTACAAGCATTAGACACAGCTATACTTGAACAACAGGCAGTACTTGAAACTACACGCATACAAGCAGAAGGGCAAATAAAAGCAGCAGAACGTAATGCGCAATACCTAAAGACATTCCTCGACTTTGTTACGTTTCCACAGCGCAAACTTGCTGAGTTCTTTGAAGGATTTGTAAATGGTAGCATTGATATTCTTAACAAGTTAGGACTGGGAATAGAAAAGATTGATGTTACATCGGTCTTTGAAGATGTAAACAACTTTGTAGTTAAGAAGATATTCGACCCCGAGAAAGAGCGCAAAGAGCAAGAACAAATAGTTAAAGATGCTGAAAAAACTTTGGTGTCCTTAAACAACCAGCGTGATGGAATACTTAACGCACAGGATGCAAAAGAAAAGGCGGCTGCTCAAAAGGCAGCGGATGATAAAGCTAAAGCCGCAAAGGATGCAGCAGATGCACAGCTAAAAGCTGAACAAGAAGTTAGTGATTTGCTGAATCAGTTATACGAGGAAAACCTGAAGGAGTTTGAAGATGCGGAAAAGGCAAAGACAGCAGCAGCAGAACTTGAAGCGGAAAAAAGAAAAAAGGCTGAAGAAGAATATAACACAGCTATTGCGGCATTACGCGCTGAACAAGACGCAGCCAACTTAACGCAAGATCAAAAGGAAATTATTGCAATTGATAACAAGTATTTAGACCTACGCGAAAAGGCAATAGCGGCAGGTAAAAGTACTGTAGAGATTGATGCTGCATATAAGGCGGCATTAGAACAACAAGAAAAAGATTCTGCTGAAAGAAGAAAAGCGAATGAAGTCGCAGTACAAGATGCAAAATTGCAGGCAACATCGGACGCATTAGGCGCAATTAATGGACTAGTAGGTGCATTTGCCAAAGGAGATGAGAAGCGTGCAAAGGCAGCATTTAAAATACAGAAAGCTGTAAGCATAGCACAGGCAACTGTGGATACGTACAAAGGTGCTAACGCAATTTTTGCAAGTGCAGCTGCTAACCCAGCAACAGTTTTATTCCCCGCTCAACCATTTATTGCAGCGGGTGTAGCAATTGCATCAGGTTTGGCAAACGTGGCTACTATAGCACAGCAACAATTTCAAGGTGGTGGTCAACCCGGTGGTGGTGGTAATAATGATAGTGTGCCTAACCTTCCTGATGGAGGGGGTGGTTCACAACCTGCACAGTTCAATCCGCTTGCATCTTCATTCTTGCAAGATAGACCAGAGCAATTAACGCCCCGTGCGTATGTACTTGCGGGTGATGTGGCAAGTCAACAGGAAGTAAGAACAAAGGTTGAAGACCTTGCACGGATAGGATAAAACAAAAGCCGCCCACGTTTGGACGGCTCGTGCCTTGAAAACAATTGATTGAATTATGACGAAAACCGTACAAATATAAAATAACTTTGAAACATGGAAAAAAGAAAAGTAGTCAAGTGTGTAATAGATGATGAAGGTCGTTTGGGTATTACGGCAATGGGACTTGTGGACATGCCCGCAATAGAAGAAAACTGGATTGCACTCAGCAAGATGAAGCTAAGTGCATTGAATGAGGAGCGTAGAATGTTGTACGGCCCTGCACTTATCCCGGATAAAGAGATACTACGTTATGATGATAAAGGCGAAGCCTACTATGTGTACTTTGAAAAGGCTACGGTGCAAGCAATCGCGCATCAATTCTTTAAAAAGAACCTGCAACACACCACTAACCTGCAGCATGAGATACCTGTAACGGGTGTGACCGTTGTAGAATCATGGCTTAAAGAGGGCAAGAATGATAAGAGCATCGAACTTGGATTGCCTGACTTGCCCGATGGTACATGGTTTATCGGTACGAAGGTAGACGAAGAGCATGTGTGGAATGATGTGAAAGAAGGCAAGATAAAAGGCTATAGCATTGAAGGCTTTTTTAACGAGGTAGGTGTAGCCATGAGTGGTGTCAAGAATTACGAAGCTGAGTTGGTGCTAGAACTTGACCAGCTACTGAGCAAAGTAAACCCATCCAAATGAAAATAAACAGCGTCAAATTCAAAGACCGTGCGTCTTTTGACAAGAACAAAACCAAGCCTAATGTAGTTGCAGTACACGAGCCGTTTGGCATCATTGTGTTTCAAGATGAACAGCCAGTTAAGGCTGACCATACAAAGGTATCACAGGTCAACGAGGTTGATGGATCACTAGACCAAATTGCTACAGGTCTTGCTATACTTGTTGCACCTGACTTAGATGCAGCAATTGCATATTGCAAAAAGAATAAGGTGCAAATTACGGAAACATTCCACCTTACTAATACGCTATTCGTAGAAGTACCTGCCTTTGCTGCCTTCAATGAGTTCTACATTTCACTTATGAATAGCAAACTATTCACGAGTGTAGAGCCTGATTATATACAGCCATTTGATACCAATGCAGATGCATATACTTACAGCGGTCAATGGCACTTACCTAATATGCAAGCGGCAGAAGCTTGGAGTCTGATTGATGGTGCAGCCTATGGTGAGGTTGCAGTACTGGATATTGCATGTGATGTTGACCATGAAGATTTAGTAGGTAGAATAAGTGATACATCATGGAACTGTGTGACGGATGCTCCCGATGTAAGACCCGTAAGTGAGTATGAAAGGCACGGCACACCCTGCAGCGGATTGATATGCGCAGCAACAGATAACAGCATAGGTGTGTCCTCACTAGGTAACAACAAACTGAAGGTGCAATTTCTGCACATCGGTTACGGTTCGAGTTCAAGTGGTAGCTTTTCCACATCGGACACCATCGTAACACGTGCTGCTAATAAGGCAATAGCTAACCCTAACTGCCTTGCTATATCAATGAGTTGGGGAGGTAGTAGTTCAAACGCATATCCGCTATTTCAAAACGCATTAACGGCAGCAAAAACAGTAGGGCGTAATGGTAAGGGTATACCAATCTTTGCAAGTTCAGGTAATCAAAACAATCCTAACTTTACACAGGCACCTGCAATATACCCAATGGTACATGCAGTAGGTGCATCTACTCAGTCAAACGCCCGTGCATCATTTAGTAACTACGGGCCAAAGACATTTGCTGCTGCTCCCGGCACATCATGCCCAACAACTGACCGTATGGGTGCAGCGGGTTATAAGCCTGATAGTAACTATACAGCGTTTAGTGGTACATCATGTTCATGCCCAGTCATGGCAGCGGCAGCGGCTAGTGTAATACTTGCTAATCCATCACTTACAGAGGCGCAGGTAACTGATGTGCTTAGACAATCATGCCGCAAGACTGGAGGATATACCTACGATGTAAACGGTAAGAGTTTAGAGTTGGGTTATGGTGTGGTAAATATGTACAATGCCGTGACTATTGCAAAGACTTTAGACGGTGGCGACCCTACACCCGTACCTGTTGCTGAATACAACCTGTTTGGTAATATCTCTACACTTGCAACGGCTGTGCAAGGCTCTAGTGTTAATGTTACATACAGCGTTAATTTGGATAAAGTGCATACATCCGATGTAATTGCTACCGTGCAGCTTACATTCACTAGACCCGATGGTACTAAGTTTATATTCTATACCGGGGATGTGACCATACCGAAAGGTCAAACCGTAGTAACTAAGACTGCACCTTTTGCATTACCTAATAATCAAACAGGCAATGCTCTTTTCTCACTTACCATTGACCCGAATATGGTCATAAAGGAAACCAATGAGAATGATAACACGATTAGCACAGGTACAACTATTACACTTGTTAACCCACCTGCCGCAGGACTGGATGCAAGCGTAACAATAGACCGTTACGAATGGCTCGATGCTAACCGTGTGCGTATCTATTACACCTTCTACAACAAAGGCAGCGTGGTAATTACCAGCATGAAAGTAAACCACGGCCTTGTTGGTGGGTACACGGGTACATGGAACCGTACAGATCGTATAGAAGTTGGTAGAACTGCGACCTTTGCGAGCGTGTATAATGTGACTATGCCACCTGTTGCATTGCCTACGGATTACGTGCTTACAATTACAGCCGTTAATGGTGTGCCTGATAATGATGTGACAAATAACACGGCACGTTTGCAGATTAAAAAATAGTGCTATATTAGCTGCGGTTAAATAGCATATTAGTGGTTAAAGGTATTTAGATTAAAAAGAAAGGCCCTAACGAGGGCCTTCTTTTTTTAACCAAAACAAAACTATCAGATGATACAAGCGCGGACATATTCAGCAACATTCATCTTATGCTGCTTAGCCGTTTTCTGAAGTGTTTTCAATTGCCTTTCGGTTAGTCGTACTGTAACCTTTGAGTGCATCGCGGTCGGTTGTGTCTTCATATTGTATGTATTTTTTTACATAGCGAAGATAATGAAAATTGTTGGATGTAACAAAATCATCTTTTGTCTACTATATCCAAATATCCAACAATGTCGAATATCAAAGAACAAATCAAATCCGTTTTCAATAAGTACGGTATTGACCCTTCAACAGTTGGTATCAAGTTCGAAGAAGAAACTGCGGCTGCTGAAGCTCCGGCAACGGAAGTAAAGTTTGCAGTAGAAGGCACTTTGGCCGATGGTACTAAAATCTATTCTACCGCTGATGAGTGGGTAGTAGGTGTAGACATCTACACACAAGATGCTGAAGGTAATCCAGTGCCAGTGCCTGCGGGAGAATACCTGCTTGAGGACGGTGTTACCAAAGTCGTAGTAGGCGAAGATGGTAAAGTTGCTGAAATCGAACGCGAAGAACAATCTACCGAAATGAGCAGCGAAGACCTCGTTGCTGTTATTGGTCAATTGTCTGAGCGCATTGCTGCATTAGAGGTTGAAAAAACCGAACTAGCTGCGGCAGTAGAAAACGCTAAGAATGATGCGGATGCTGTAAAGGCTGAACTTGCTTCAGTTAAGAAAGCACCTGCTGTACCTTCTGTAAAATCTCAAGAATTTAAAAAGAATGC